AAATGGTGAATCACTTGCATACTATGTTGGTGAACTTAATAAAAAACCATATAACTATAAAGCTCATATAGCTCCACACGATATTACAACTAGAGAACTTGGTACTGGTAAATCAAGATTAGAGGTTGCATCAGAGCTTGGGCTAAACTTTGAAGTAGCTCCAAAGCTAGAAGTAGATCACGGAATTGAATCAGTAAGAAATACTTTGCCTAACTGCTGGTTTGATAGAATAAGATGTAAACACGGTATCGAATCATTAAAACAATATAAAAAAGTTTTTGATGATAAGAACCAGGTGTTTAAGAATAAACCACATCATAACTGGGCATCACACGGAGCTGATGCATTTAGATATGGTTGTGTAGGAGAAGCACCTGAAAGAACAGATTGGGCAAGAGAAATTAACGTAGATACGAGGTATATAATATAATGGCATCACCAAAACCAAAAAATAAAGCATTGTATGCAAGAGTAAAAGCTGAAGCTAAGAAAAAATTTAAAGTTTATCCTAGTGCATATGCAAACGCTTGGCTTGTTAAAACTTACAAGAAGCGTGGCGGAAAATATTAATGGCATACGAAGGTGGACTGCGTAAGTGGTTCAAAGAAGATTGGAGAGATGTTAAGACTGGCAAGAAGTGTGGTCGTTCTGGAAAGAAAGATAAAGGAAGACCATATCCTGCCTGTAGACCTAAGAAGGTAGCAAAAAGAATAACTAAAAAAGAAGCAGCTAAAAAGACTGGACCTAAAAAAGTTAAGTGGTCTGTTACTGCATCTGGTAAAAGAAGAAAGAAATCTAATGGCTAAAACACCTGCGTGGCAAAGAAAAGAAGGTAAATCTAAATCTGGTGGTTTAAACAAAAAAGGTGTAGCTTCTTACAGGAGAGCAAATCCAGGAAGTAAATTAAAGACTGCTGTAACTACAAAGCCAAGTAAATTAAAAAAAGGATCTAAAGCTGCTAAAAGACGTAAATCATTTTGTAAGCGTATGACAGGTATGAAGAAAAAATTAACTTCTGCTAAAACAGCAAGAGATCCTAATTCAAGAATAAATAAAGCATTAAGGAAATGGAATTGTTAAATGGATGATCAAAAATTAAAAGCAATGATTGCGTCTGAAATACAGACTGCAATGGGATATCTTGGTGGAGAGCTTACAGAACAAAGAACTAAATCTTTAGAATATTATTTTGCTGAACCATTTGGTAATGAACAAGATGGTAGATCACAAGTAGTATCAACTGATGTATCAGATACTATTGAATCTATATTACCTACAATAATGAGAACATTTACAGCATCTCCTAGAGCTGTACAAGCTACAGCAAATAAACCAGGAGATGAAGCTGCTGCAAAACAAGCTACAGATTATTTAAATCATGTATTCTATAAAGATAATCCTGGCTTTACAATTTTATATACGTTCTTCAAAGATGCATTGTTACAAAAAAATGGAATATTAAAAGTATATTGGGATGATTCTTTAGATGTAGAACGATCATCATATGAAGGACTTACAGATGATGAGTTTGCTTTATTGTTGGCTGACCCAGAAGTAAAAGTATTAGAACATACTGAGTACGAAATAGACAATGAGGAAGCATTAGCTGAAGCACAAAAGTTTATTATGGATAGAGGAATGCCAGGAGATGTTAAATCATCTGGTAAACTACATGATGTTGTAGTTAATAGAATGAATAAAAAAGGTCAGGTAAGAATAGAAAATGTACCACCTGAAGAATTTTTAATATCACGAAGTGCTAAAACAATTGAAGATGCACATTTTACAGCACACAGAAAATTTATTACAAGATCAGAACTTGTCGAAATGGGATTTGATCCTGAAATAGTTAGGAATTTACCTACTGATAATGATCAAAGATATAGTGAAGAACGAACTGCTCGATATGATGATTTAGATTATAACTCATTGAATGAGCATTCAACCGCAGAAAAAGCAAATGAAGAAATATTAATATATGAATGCTACATCAAACTTGATGAAGACGAAGATGGAATTGCAGAATTACGAAAGGTTACTGTAGCAGGCGACAGCTCATATAATATCTTAGACAATGTGCCTTATGACAGATGCCCATTCGTAAGCATAACACCTATTCTAGTACCACACAGGTTTTATGGTAGATCTGTTTCAGAGCTTGTTGAAGATGTACAATTAATTAAAAGTACAATTATGAGACAATTGTTGGATAATATGTATCTAACAAATAATAACCGAGTCGCCATAATGGATGGTCAAGTTAATATTGATGATCTATTGACAAACAGACCTGGAGGAGTTGTTAGAACAAAACAACCACCACAATCAGTAATACAACCTTTACAATCACAGCCATTGAATCAACAGGCTATGCCATTGTTAGAATACTTAGATGTTGTTAGAGAACAAAGAACAGGTATCACAAGATACTCACAAGGTATGGATGCTGATTCATTAAATAAAACAGCAAGTGGAATTAACCAAATATTAACACAAGCTCAATTAAGAGTAGAACTTATTTGTAGAGTATTTGCTGAAACAGGTATTAAGGAACTATTTAATAAGCTATTAGAAGTTGTTATTAAATATGAAACGAAAGAAAAGATAATTCGTGTAAACGAACAGTATGTAACAATGATGCCTATGGAATGGGCAAACAAATGTAACATCAATGTTCAAGTAGGTTTAGGTACAGGTAGTAAAGAACAAGAACTAGTTATTTTGAATAACATTCTTGAAAGACAGCTACAAGCTATTAACTTACAAAAATCAGCAGCAGGACCAATGGTCAATCTTAGAAATGTACATAATACATTAACTAAATTAGTAGAAGCTGCTGGTCTAAAAAATGTTGAAACATACTTTACTGATCCAGTTATTGGTGCTGCACAAATGCCACCACCACAACCACCTCAACCTACAGAGTTTGAGAAGGTAACACTAGCTCAAGTACAAGGTGAAAATCAACGTAAGATACTTGATACTCAGATTAAAGAAAGAGAACTTGAGTTAAAAACACAAGAAATGATATTAAATTTTGAAACTAGAATCAAAGAACTAGAAGCCAAATATCAAATGTCTATTGACAGTAATGCAATAAAAAGAGAAAGTGAGTTACAAAAGAAAGAACCCACTAATCAATTAGGAGATATTGGTCAAGAAACTGTAAGACAGCAACAACAATTCTTTGATCCTAAAAATCAATAATGGATGAATATAAATTAAACAAAGAAATATCCAAAGGCTCTAGAGCCAAAACAATATTAGAAGACTCATTATTTATTGAGACCTTTGATACACTCAAAGATACCTATACAAATCAAATAATGAATACTTCCTATAAAGATTCAGAAGCACGAACTGCTATCTGGGTAGCCTATCATCAGTTAGATAAGGTCAGAGACCACCTAGCTGAAATAATGAATACAGGCAAACTTGCCTCTAAACAATTAGAGGAAATCAAAAAACTAAAATAGGAGGACTATATGTCTGATGCTGAACAGCAGCCAACCACAGTTAGTGGAGCTGCGGACACAATCAAGGGTTTGTTGAACCAATCAGCCGATAATCAACAAACACCAACTGAGACCGAAACGGTTGCAGAAGAAACATCAATGCAAGTTAGCGATGAACCTGTTGAATCAACAGAAGAAACAGTTAATCCTAGCGACATTCCAAATAAAGACGCATTGTCGGAAGAAAGTACTGAAGTATCTGATGAAGAAACAAGTACACAAGAAATTTCTGAGGAACCTATATTCCCTGTCGTTATTGACGGACAAAAATATGAGGTTAACCAACAAGAACTTATAAATGGATATCAAAGACAAGCCGATTATTCACGAAAAACTGAAGAACTTTCTATTGAAAGAAGACAACAAGAAGATCAGTTAAATCGTGAAAGAGAGACCGTTCAAACGCAAATGGGTAATTTAATGCAACTAGAACAATCTCTAAGATCTCAACTTGATGCAGAAATGCAAAGTATAGATTTTGATAAAATGTATGAAGAAGATCCTGTACAAGCATCACGCTTACAGTATCAAATGCAGAAAAGGCAAAAAGACCTAGAAGCAGCTCAACAAAAAATCATGTCTACACAACAGCAAGAATATTCTAAATATGTTGCTGAACAAGAAAAACAGATGTTTTTAAAAATGCCTGAGATGAAAGATCCAGCTAAAGCTAGTGTTGTTAAAAATAACATGAAAGAGTATTTAGCTGATCAAGGATATCAGGCTCAAGAAATAGCTAGTTTAACAGATCATAGGATGTTGTTAGTTTTAAAAGATGCAATGGCTTATAGAAAACTGGTAAAATCAAAACCAGCTTTAACTAAAAAAGTTGCTGAAGCTCCAAGGGTTGTAAAACCTGGAATGGCTAAAACTAAGAATGAAAAATTACAAATTGCAAAGAATGAGCGTGTCAAACGTCTAAAGAAATCAGGTAGCTTAAGAGATGCTGCTGCTATCTTTAGAGAATCAATTAAAATCTAATAAAAGGAGCTTATAATGGCACAACCAAGTAATTTGTACGATACGTACGATACTACTGGTATTAGAGAGGATTTGGTCGACATAATTTATAACATTAGTCCATCAGAGACTCCAATACTTTCAGCAATTCCTAGAACTGCTGCAAAATCAACTAAACACGAATGGCAACTTGATAGTTTAGCTGCACCTGCTGCTAACGCTGTAATCGAGGGTGACGAAGCAACTGTTGATGCATTAACTGCAACTACAAGAGCTTTTAACTTTACTCAAATTATGGATAAAGTAGTAGCACTTTCTGGAACTCAATCAGCTGTAGACGCTGCTGGTAGAGCTGACGAAATGAGCTATCAAATCGCTAAGAAGTCGAAAGAGCTAAAAAAA